ATGGAACTCAAGCGCGGACGCCTGATCGACCACATCCATCTGCGCGCCAGGGACCTTGCGGCGACCAAACGCTTCTACAAGGCGGTGCTGGGCACGCTCGACATTCCGGTCGACGAGGACGACACCCACCTCGCGGCCGACGAGCTGTGGATCGACGCCGGAAAGCCGGGGACCCACGTCCATCTGGCCTTCCAGGCGCGCGACCACGACGCGGTGCGCCGTTTCCACGCGGCGGGCCTCGCCGCCGGGGGGCGCGACAACGGGGAGCCGGGCGAGCGCGCCTATCATCCCGGCTACTACGCCGCCTTCCTGTTCGACCCCGACGGCAACAACGTCGAGGCGGTCCACCACGGCCCCGCCCAGCGGTCGGCGGACGCCGTCACCCTGACCTTCGACGCGCCCGGCTGACGGATGGACGCGCTCCTCGCCGGTCCCGTTCGCCGCTGGTAACGCGCATCGGCGGCGGCCGGCTTGTGGAACCGCTTCATGGGCAATCCCAGGCTTTTTTCACGGCGTCGCGCAGGATGGCCCGCTTTCCGCCATCCAGGACCACCTCGCTGTCTCCGGCCGCCTCGCGGAGCATCCGCACCACCTCCCATTCGTCGTCGCTGACGACGCGGTCCATGAAATGCGCGAGCTTTTCCGTTTCGCCCGTCATGAACTGTTCGATTCCAAGGCGCAGCAGATAACCGAAATCGACTTCCAGGGATTTGGCGAGGGCCGGAATCTTGTCCAGCGGAACCTTGGTGTCGCCCTGCTTGAACATGGAGATGATGTTCGGCCGCTCGTAACCGAGATCGGCGGCGATTTCGCGCTGGTTCTTCACGCCCTTCAGATCTTCGATGCGCTTGCCGAGGAACCGGACCATCTCGTTCCTGGGCCGCTGGGCAGCGTCGTTCATGGCCAATTCCCCACCTTCTGCCACGGGCCGTGCCGGAAACCGTCACGCCCTGCCGGCACCATAGCGAAAACGCGGAGACCCGCAAATCGAAAATCAGTCACTTTTTAGTGAATGGTTCAATGTCGGGAACGCCGACCATCGACGAGATCGGACGCGTCGAGTGGTTTTCGACCGGAGCTGGACAAAAAGTCAATAATGACTTACTTTTGAGTCCAATGGTGCCGATCCGGAGCGCGTTCCTGTGGCGGACGCCGCAGCGTTCCGCAACTCCACCGCCATCGACCTTACTCAAGGAGCTCCACCGATGCGTCTCGAAGCCTTCCAAGACCGACTGCACGACGCCGGTCTCGGCACTGCCGGCATCGATCTCTTCACCTACGCGATGCCCTCCAGCGCCATCGAAGGCGTGATGCTGCGCGCCACCCAGACGCCGACCCCGATCAATCACGAGATGCCCGGCTATTTTCCGGCCGGAAGCTTTCAACTCGTCGTCCGCGCCCCCGACCCCGACAGCGGCTTCACCAAGGTCCAGGCCTGCACCGTCGCCCTCGACATCCGCTCCGAGACGGTCGGCGGCTATCATGTCCACCACTGCCGGCCGCGCCACCTGCCGCTGGTCTCGCCGCAGGCGGACGGCGCCGGCCTGGAGTTCGCGGTGACGTTCGATGTGAATTTTTCCCTAGACTAAACAGTCAATTTTGACTGATAAATGGCGACGCCGGGCCATCCGGCGCCGCGCGATCCTTTCCAAGCACAGCCTTCCATCACAAGGGAGTTTTTCCGTCATGGCGTCCGATACCAAGAACGTTAAGCTCGGCGTCTGCTCCGTCCTCTTCGACGGCGTCGACCTCGGCTACACCAAGGGCGGCGTCGAAGTCGCCGTCAGCACCGAAACGCACAAGGTGACGGTCGACCAGTTCGGCAACACCGAGATCAACGAATACGTGATGGGCCGCACGGTGAAGGTCACCTGCCCGCTCGCCGAGACGACGCTGGGCAATCTGGTCAAGGTGATGCCCGGCGCCACCCTGATCACCGACGGCGCCGACGCGACCAAGAAGAAGGTCGAGGTCACCAACGGCGTCGGCCGCGACCTGCTGTCGGTCGCCAAGACGCTGGTTCTCCACCCGGTCGCCCTGCCCGCCTCGGACAAGTCGGAGGACTTCACCGTGCCGCTGGCGGCGACCGCCGGCGCCATGACCTTCGCCTACAAGCTCGACGAGGAGCGCGTCTTCAAGGTCGAGTTCACCGGCTACCCCGACCCGGTCAGCAAGGTGCTGTTCGTCGTCGGCGACGAAACCGCCACGGTGTGACGACCAAGTGACGGCAGGCGGCCACGGCGCCGTGGCCGCCCCCTTTCCCCTCTCCGTCCGGCCCCTTTTCCGTTTGGAACGCCCCATGACCAAGCTTTTGAACCTGGACGAACTGCCCACCCGCGATCTCGGCAAGACCGTCGTGCTGAAGGGCCAGACCCACGTCATGCAGCCGATGAGCCTCGGCGCCTTCGTGGACACCCAGCGGCTGGCCCAGTCGATCGGCGAAGCCGGCGACGTCGGCGAGCAGCTGGACGCCGTGATCCGGCAGATCCGCGGCGTCTTCCCGACGATGCCGGAGGCCGACCTGCGCGAGCTGCGCATGGACCAGCTCCAGGCGCTGTTCACCTTCCTGGCCAACCAGGAGACCGACGCCGTGGGGGAGTCGCCCGCCGCGACGGTCGATCCGACGGCCCAGCGGCGCTAGACTTCGCCTATCTGGTCCACCGGGTCCAGGCCTTCTACGGCCTGGATCACTGGACCGTGATCGACACGCCGATCGCCGCCTTCTGGGGATTGCTGCGCGACATCGACCGCATCAGCGCCGAACGCGACAGCCGGGCCCTGCGGCTCCACCTGATCGCCGGGCGCGGCGACGTGGCGAACGTGCAGGACACCCAGCGCGCGCTGATGGCCGAGATGGGAATCCCGGCCTTCCCCGAAGCGAATCCCGAACGCGACCGCGCCGGCCTGCTGGCGTTGAAGTCGATGAACACCGACCCGTCGGCCAGAGCCTGGCGCGGGTAGACGAGGAGCTGCCCGATGGCCTCGGCCGCGACCATTTCCGTCGAGCTGAACCTCGACACCAAGAACTTCAGCACCCGCATCACCGCCGCGGCGAGCGCCATGACGCAGCTCGGCAACGCCGCGCGCGCCGCCGAGCCGCGTGTCTCCGGCCTCGGCCAGTCGATGCACCAATGGGTGCAGACGCTGGGCTCGCTGCAGGACGCGCTCGGCGTCGTCGGCGTGGCGACCGTCGGCTGGGTCGGCGGCATCGTCAAGGCCAACGCCGACCTCGAACGGACGAACAGCCTGCTGGTCGCCATGGCGACCGCCAGCACCCAGTTGGGGCGCGAGCAGGACGCGCTGGGCAAGATCAACGCCCTGGGCCAGATGGCCAAGACCGTTCCCTTCGACGCCAAGACGCTGACCGATGCCATGGTGTCGCTCTCCGGTGCCGGTCTCGATCCGATGAGCGGTTCGCTCCGGACCCTGGCCGACGCCGTGGCGGCCTTCGGCGGCACGTCGGGCCAGTTGGGGGGGGCCGCCACCGCCATCGGGGCCATGGCCGACAAGGGCGTCGTCTCGATGGATCTGCTGCGCGGCCGGTTGAGCGACGGCGTGCCAAACGCCGCCGACCTTATGGCGCGCGGCATGGGCCTGAGCATGGCCGAGTTCACCCGTGCCGTGTCGTCGGGTTCCGTCGAGGCCTCGGTCGCGCTGGAGAAGATGTTCAACGAGATGCGACGCAGCTACGGCGGCAGCGCGGCGGAGGCGATGGGGAATTTCAGCGGGCAGATGAGCCTGCTGAAGACCAACCTGAACGACCTGATGACGCAGAACACCGGCATGTCGGGATTCTTCGATCAGGTCATCCTGTCGCTGGGCGACGTGAACGCGCTGCTCGCCAGCCCGACGGGGAAAGCGTGGGCGACCGACCTCGGCGACGGCCTGCGCGACATCCTGCGCGGCGGAAGCGACACCCTGCTCTGGGTCGTGGATTTCCGCCACGAGCTGGCCGAGCTGGCGACGATCATGGCCAGCGTCTTCGTCGGCCGCACCGTCCTCGTCGGGCTGTTCGACATGATCGCCGCGATGCGCACGGCCACGCTGACCGCGCGGGGCCTCGGCGTCGCCGTCGGCGGCATGCTGGGGCCGATTTCCCTGGTCGTTTCGGTGCTCTACGAGCTGGCCAACGCCACCGGCGTCTTTTCGGGCAGCACCGAGAACGCCATCAAGGACATCGAGAACGGCATCATCACCGACCGTGCCGTGAAGCTGGTGTCCGAACGCCGGGCTCAGATCAGCGATGAAGTTGCCCGGTTGACCGCAGAAATCGAGCCCTTCCAGAAACGCCTCGATCAAGCGAACGCTGTGGATCCGACCAGCGGCCCCGCCCAGGCTTTTCAGCGTCAATTCGATATCCGAATGGGCGTTTTGAACGAACGTAAGAAAGAACTCGAAAAATACGACGGCCTCCTTAAAAAAGGCAACGATGAGCTAACCGAACGGAATGCCACGACGGCTTCGACGGGCGCCCTGCGTGTCACTGCGAATCTCTACGATGACCAGCGCGCTCAATTGGAGGTCAAGCAACTCGACTTCGCCAAACGTCGCGAAGGCTTGACGGCCGGCAGCGATGCGATGAAGAAGCTCGACGCCGAGGTGTTGAGCGAGATCAAGAAATTCTATGCGGATTACCTCGGCGAGCTGGATAAGCGAATCCAGGTTGCGCGCGAACAAGCCGATAGTGAGGACGCCGGCAAAATGGCTGCCGGCAAGAAGACGTTGCTGGCACTGACCCAACAGCGCAAGCAAACAGTGATGACGATGGAGGCCGACCTGCGCACGGTCGGCAAGCCCGTCGATACCAGCAAGCCCATCGACACCGGCAAGCCCGGCAATGGCGGGAATACGCCGCGTCTGGCACCACGGATCACCGCTGCAATCCCCACCGCCGAAAATCCGGAGGCCAAGAAGGCTGCCGACGCCGCTCAGGCGCTCAAGCAAATCGAAGACAAGAAAAACGAATTTGCCGCGCAAGCCGAAGAGGTGCGGCTGGCGCTGGTCTCGGGCATGGCGGCGGTCGATCCCAAGGGCTTCAAGGCGAAAATCGCCGAAATCGACGCGCCACTGTCCAAGCTGGCCAAGGGCACACCGGAATACGACAGGGCGGAAGCGGACACCAAGCGGACGCGGGCCGACGCCGCCAGCGTCCAGAGCGGCCAGCTGGGTCTCGATCTGCGCTCCAAGACCAAGGGAATCGACCTCGGTTTGATGGAGGACCAGCGCGCGGCGCGGGAGGCGACCCTTCAGAACGACATCGACGTTCTGGATCGGGAGCTGGCGCTCTATGCCGAGCATGGTGGCAACGTCAAGGCAATCGAGGCCGACGTCCAGGACTACAAGCGGGCGCTTCAGGACAAGGCGGCGCGCGACAACGAGTTCGCGTTCCAGAAAACGCTGCGCGACTGGCGCGACGTCACCACGCAGTTGGGCAACGCGGCGTCGGGTTGGCTGACCAGCGCCAGCGACGAGTTGACCACCTTTGTGATGACCGGCAAGGCGAACTTCACCAACCTCGCCCAGTCGATCATCAAGGACCTGATCCGGATCAGCATCCAGACGGCCATCGGCAACGCCGCCGGCGGTTCAGGGATCTTTGGTTTCTTGTCCAAAGGCGTCAGTCTCCTGGGAGGAGCGCTCGGCTTCGGCGGTGGAACGGCCCCGATCAATGACGCCAGCATAGGCACCCTTCCCAATGTGGATGTTGCCCACACCGGCGGCATCATCGGTCGCGACGGGCTGGAGATGCGCAGCGTGCTCTCCAGCGTTTTCGTCGGCGCCAAGCGCTTCCACACCGGCGGCATGCCGGGACTGTCCTCCGGCGAGGTGCCGGCCATCCTGAGACGCGGCGAAGGCGTCTTCACCGAGGGGCAGATGGCGGCGCTCGGCGCCGGGCTCGGCGGCGGTGCACCGGGCGTGACCGTTGCCAACACCTTCAACATCCAGGCCGGTGCCGGCAGCGGCGACACCGCCAAGGACCAGGCGCTGGCCCAGCAGATCGGCGCCCAGGTCACCAACCAGGTGCGCGGGCTGGTGGTCGACGAGCTGTACCGCCAGGGCCAGCCCGGCGGCCTGCTTTACGGCCGCTGATACCCAGTCAAAAATGACTTATCAAGAGGTCGTCATGGTTCTTCACACGCTGACCCCTCCCACCGGCCCGCTGATCGACTACACCTCGGAACCGACGGTCAAGGTGCTGACCGCCGAGTTCGGCGACGGCCACATCCAGGCCACGCCGGACGGCGTGAACAGCGTGCGCTACAGCCACGCCTTCAGCTGGACCCTGCCCAAGGCGGACATCGACGCGATGGACGATTTCCTGAAGGCGCGGGCCGGTGCCTTCCCCTTCCTGTTCCGTCCGCCCTGGGGGGCGGCGGGCACGACCCAGCGCTTCCTCTGCAAGAAATGGTCGCGCGCGCGCGTCAGCCCGCTGATCCACACCCTCACCGCCACCTTCGAGGAGGATTTCGGTTGACCACCCCCGCGCTGGCCAATGAGGCCCAAAGCCTGTCGCCGAGCGCCTACGTCACGCTGTTCCAGCTCGACGCCCTGGCCCTCGGAGGCGCCGTCTACGCCTTCACCCAATCCGCCGCCGAAGGAGGACCGCTGGTGTTCGGCGGGGTCACCTACACGCCGGTCGACATCGAGGCCGAAGGCTTCGAATGGACCGGGTCGGGGCCGCTGCCGCGCCCGAAGATCCGCATCACCAACGTCAACCGCGCCTTCTCGGCGCTGGTCGGCGCCTATGGCGACCTGCTCGGCGCGCAGCTCACCCGCATCCGCACCTTCCGCCGCTTCCTCGACGACCAGCCCGACGCCGACCCCTCGGCCCATTTCCCGCTCGACATCTACCGCTTCGACCGCAAGAGCGTGCAGAACAAGGTCTTCGTCGAGTGGGAGCTGGCGGCGGCCATCGACCAGCAGAACCGCATGCTGCCGGGCCGCCAGCTGCTGCGCGACAACTGCGACCGCAGCTACCGGCGCTGGACCGGTTCGGGCTTCGACTACAGTCAGGCGACCTGCCCCTATTCCGGCGCGGCCTGCTTCAACGCCTTCAACGAGCCGACCGGCAACCCGGCCGAGGACATGTGCTCGCAGTTCCTGTCGGGCTGCCGGAAGCGGTTCGGCGCCGAACCCCTGCCCTTCGGCGGCTTCCCCGGCGTCGCCAGCGTGAGGGGCAGCTGATGAAACCGACCGCACGCTGCATCGCCGCCATGCAGGCCCACGCCCTCCAGGACTACCCGCGCGAAAGCTGTGGCGTGATCGTGCGCGGGCGCTACATCCCGCTGGCGAACGCCGCCGCCGACCCCGAACGCGCCTTCCGCATCGCCGACGCCGATCTGGCGCGCCACCGCGCCGCCCTCCAGGCCATCGTCCACTCACACCCCCACCGCCGCGAATGGCCGGCGGCCGAGCGCTTCATGCCCTGGCCGAGCCGCGCGGACATGGAGGGGCAGGTCGCCACCGACGTTCCCTGGATCATCGTGCCGACCGACGGCGAGCAGGCCGGCGTCCCGGTGCAATGGGGGGACCGCGCCGACCTGCCCCCGCTGCTCGGCCGTCCCTTCGTCCACGGCGTCACCGATTGCTACAGCCTGATCCGCGACTACTACTGGCTGGAGCTGAAGATCGACCTTCCCGAGGGGCCGCGCGACGATTCGTGGTGGGCCGAGGGCGGCGACCTCTACCGCGACAACTTCCAGCGCGCCGGATTCCGCAACCTGGGCGGTTTCGACGCCCTGGCCACGGCCCGGCCCGGCGACGTCGCGCTGTTCGCGATCCGCGCGCCGGTGCCCAACCACGGCGCCGTCCTGCTCGCCGACGGCCAGATGCTTCATCACCTGCAACACCGCGTCTCCGGCCGCGATCCCCTGATCAACTGGCAGCGCAAGATCACCCATCTGCTGCGTCACAAGGAGATGGAGCATGCTTAGGACGGTTCATCTGCACGGCAGCCTGGGCCGCAGCTTCGGCCGCAGCTTCACGCTCAACGCCGACAGCGTCGTCGAGGTCGTGCGCCTGCTGGAAGCCAACTTCCCCGGCCGCTTCGGCAAGGCGATCGAGGCCGGCGCCTTCAAGCTGGTGCGCGGCGACCGCGCCAAGGGCCTGGCGCTCGGCGAGAGCATGCTGACCTTCAAGCTGGGCGCCGCCGACCTGCACATCACCCCGGTGGCGGCCGGCGCCGGCGGCAAGGGCAAGGGCGGCGTCAAGGCGGTGATCGGCGTCGCCATCATGGCCATCGCCATCATCGCCGCCCCGGTCACCGGCGGCACTTCACTCGGCGGCTTGGTGGCAGTCTCGGCCAGCGGTACCGTCACCGGCCTCACGGCCTATGGCAGCATCGCCATGATGGGCCTTTCCATGGCCCTGTCCGGCATCAGCCAGATCATCGCGCCGCAGCCGGGCGTCTCCGGCAGTCTGGAGAGCGCCGACAAGCAGCAATCCTTCCTGTTCAACGGCGCGGTCAACTCTGTGGAGCAGGGCGGCCCGGTGCCGCTGATCTACGGCCGCATGCGCGTCGGCTCGGTCGTCGGATCGGCCGGGCTGACCGTCGAGCAGGTGTTGCCGCCGCCGACCGACAACAGCGCGTCGAACGCCAGCGGCCCGATCGTCGGACTGATCGCGCCGACGCCGCTGGGCGGCATGAGCCCGGTCTTCACCATTCAGCCGAGCACCACCGAGGCGACGCACCTGTCCTTCGGCATCACCAGCGACGGCGGCCAGCTCTATCAGGCCGACGGCGTCACCGCGATCAAGCCGAACGATCTGATCGAGGTCGCGCGCGGCGTGCAGTACCGCTTCAAGCTGGCCGAGTCGCTGGGCGGCTCGTCCAACGGCGGCTTCACCGTGTCGAACGCCCGCATCACCAACAACACGGTCGAGCTGCTCGGGCGTACCATCACCGGCATCGTGATGGTCGCGGCGTCCGGCGATGGCGGTTACAGCGGCGGTGGCGACAGCGGCCATGGCGACGGCAGCGGCGAAGGCGCCCGCCGGGGGGCGCCTGCCGACACCGGCTGGATGGTCGCCGAAGGCCGGGGCGGCGGCGGCAAGGGCGGCGGCGAGGGCGGCGGCACCGGGGCTGTCGAGGATCCCAACACCCTGCAATCGAAATCGACCGCGCGCGTCCTCGACATCCTGGGCGAGGGCGAGATCGTCGGGCTGGTCGATGGCGGCAAGTCGATCTTCCTCAACGACACGCCGCTGATCGCGCAGGACGGGTCGGAGAACTTCAAGGGCGTCACCTGGGCGCAGCGCTTCGGCCTGCCGGTCCAGCCGCACATCGACGGCTTCGCGGCTGCCGAGACGGCGATCGGCGTCGGCATCGAGGTGACCGCCGACGCCCCGGTGACGCGCACGATCACCGACCCCGACGCCGACGCGGCGCGCATCATCATCCGCCTGCCGGCGCTGACCGAACAGGATCCCAAGACCGGCGATCTGCACGGCAGCCGGGTCGACATCGTCATCGCGGTGCGCGCGCAGGGCGGCGGCTGGTCGGACAAAGTGACCGACGGCATCGTCGGCAAGACGACCAGCCCCTACGAGCGCGCCTATTACGTGCCGCTGCCGGCCGGCGGCGCCCCCTGGGACATCCGGGTGACCCGCCGCACCGCCGACAGCGACAAGGCGACGGTGCAGAACCAGACCTATTTCCAGACCTGCATCGTCCTCACCGAGGGCAAGTTCATCCACCCCGACACGGCGACCATCGCGCTGACCGTCGACGCCGAGCGCTTCGGCAGCCAGATCCCGGCGCGCGCCTACGACGTCAAGGGGCTGAAGGTGCCGGTGCCGGCCAACTACGACCCGGTCAAGCGCACCTATTCCGGCTTCTGGGACGGCACCTTCAAGGAGGAATGGTCCGACAACCCGGTCTGGTGCCTGGTCGATCTGCTGACCCAGCGGCGCTACGGCCTGGGCAAGTACCTCGACCTGTCGCAGATCAATCTCGGCACCCTCTACACCATCGCGCGCTACTGCGACCAGCCGGTGCCGGCCGGCTACAAGGATCCGCAGGGCAACCCGGTCACCGAACCGCGCTACTCCTTCAACGCGGTGATCAACACCCGCGAGGACGCCTACAAGGTGATCCAGGCCTTCGCCTCGACGGTGCGCGGGCTGGTCTACTGGTCCTCGGGGCAGATCTACCTGCGCGCCGACATGCCGCGCGACGTCAAGAAGATCGTCGCCCCGGCCAACGTCATCGACGGCACCTTCACCTATTCGGGCACCGCCCTGAAGGCGCGCCATTCGGTGGTGAAGGTCCAGTGGAACGATCCGAACGACACCTACAAGGCCGCGATCGAGCGGGTCGAGGACCCGGCGCTGATCCGCAAATACGGCTACAACGAGACCAGCTTCACCGCCTACGGCTGCACCTCGCGCAGCCAGGCCCGGCGGATGGGCCGCTGGCTGCTTTACACCGAGGACCGCGAGACCGAGAGCGTCACCTACGAATGCGCCTTCGACCAGGCCGATGTCAGCCCCGGCGACCTGATCGCCATCGTCGATCCCAGCTATGTCGGCGGTGACGCCAACGACGTTTCCAGCGGGCGCTACGGCGGCCGGGTCATGGGGGCGACCGCCAGCGTGGTGACGCTCGACGCCCCGGTGCAGCTCAACCCCGGCCGGCGCTACACCCTGACCGTGGTGATCGATGGCGCGCTGGTCGAACGCGACGTGGTGAACGTCGACGGCCTCTACCCGACCCTGACCGTCAACCCGCCCTTCGACGCGCCGCCGCTGGCCAACGCCATGTGGGCGCTGACCGGAAGCGACGTGGCGCCCCGCCCCTTCAACGTCGAGGCGGTGCGCGAGCGCTCGCCCGGCCGCTTCGAAGTCACCGGCCTGTTCCACGACGCCACCAAGTTCGCGGCCATCGAGGACGGCCTTTTCATCGACCCGCCCAGCTTCCAACTGGTCGGCAGCGCCCTGCCCGCCCCGGAGAATCTGACGGCGCAGGAGACGACCTACTGGGTCAACGGCCTGCCGCAGAGCCGGATCACCGTCAGCTGGACACCGTCGCCGCTGCCCGAGGTGATGGGCTACATCGCGCGCGTGCTGACGCCCGGCGGGCAATGGCAGGACTGGCAGGTCCAGAGCCGCATGGGCTTCGACATCGAGCCGGCAGCCGAGGGGCGCTACCTCATCCGGGTCCAGGCCGCCAGCCGCGACGGCCGGCAGTCCGCCCCGGCGGAGCTCTCGATCGCCGCGCGGGGCAAGGGCACGCCGCCCGGCAAGCCGACGGGCCTGCGCGCCGTCGGCGGCATCCGCCAGATCACGCTCGACTGGTCCAACCCCGGCGACAGCGACCTCGACCACGTCGAGGTGCACGTGTCGGAGACCGAGGACATCGCCGCCGCCACCTATGTCGGCGAGGCCAAGGGCACCCATTTCGTCCACGCCGGACTCGGCGGGCTGGAGCACCGCTGGTACTGGGTGCGGGCCGTCGACATCGCCGGCAACGTCGGCGACTTCAACGCCAACCTCGGCACCGACGCCGAGACCGAGCTGGTCAGCGTCAACGACGTCGGCCGCGAACTGTACGAGATGTTCTACGCCGACCTGCCCAAGCGCATCCCGGCCATCGACTTCTCCTTCCTCGACGAGCAGGTCGAGAACGTCATCGGCGACGGCCCGCTCGGCCACGCCCTGCTGGAAACGGTGCGCCAAGGCTACGACCGCTTCGAGGAGATCAGGACCGAACGCGGCGTTTCCGACGCCCGCTTCGCCGCGGTCGACACCCAGATCACCGAACTGGTCACCGACACCGAGGCGACCGCCAGCCAATTGACCGTCGTCGGTTCCGAGTTCAACGCCAACAAGGCGCTGGTGCTCGACCGGCTGACCACGCTGGCCAACGCCGACAGCGCCATGGCCGAGCGCGTGCAGCTGGTCGACGCGCGCGTCGCCGGCAACAGCGCCTCGATCCTGACCGAGACCCGCGCGCGGGTCGACGCCGTGCAGTCGGTCGCCACCCAATCCCAGCTGCTGCGCACCGATTTCGAGAACAACAAGGCCGGTGTGGCGAGCGAGATCAAGGTGGTGTCCGACGCCGCCAGCGCCACCGCGCGCACCGTCAACACGCTGGTCAGCCGCGTCGGCGACAACGAGGGCGCCATCGCCAGCGAGGCGCGCACGCGGGCCGATCAGGACGGCGCGCTGTCCTGGCGCATCGACCAGCAGCGCTCCTACACCGACGGCGCCATCGCCGGCTACGACAGCCAGATCAAGACCTGGGTCAACAACTCCTCGTCCGTGGCGTCGAGCATTCAGACTCTGCAATCAACTGTCGGCCAACACAACACCTCGATCCAGCAATACGCCAGCGTCGTCGATGGGTTGAAGGGGCGCTGGGGCGTTTCGATCGACAACAACGGCCACGTCGTCGGCATCGCCTTGGTCAACGATGGCGTCTACCGCAACGCCTTCATCGTCTCGGCCGACAATTTCCTCGTGTCGAAGCCGGGCTTCAACAGCGAGGTGCCCTTCGCGGTCTCCAACGTCTACGGCCAGCCGCGCGTCACCATCACCCGCGCGATGATCGGCGACGCGCTGATCGACAACGCGGCCATCCAGGTGGCCGCCATTGACCGCGCCAACATCCGCGACCTGACCGTCAACGGCCAGAAGATCGAGGATTTCTCGTGCTCCAACATGAACGCCTCCAGCGGCGTCTTCGAGGCGCGGGTCGGGCTGGTCACCACCGGGAAGCGGGTGCTGATCACGGCGACGCGCGGTTGGAAGATTGACACCGTGGTCGGCTACGGCGGCGGCGAGAACGCCAGCGAACGCTACGAGCGAACCTGGAGCAGCGTCTCGGTCAGCGTCATCGAAACGCCGGGCGCCGGCTATCATGAGTGGGTCACCGCCAACAGCGACATCTACGGCCGCAACCCCAGCGATTTCTTCTGCACCATCTCAGTCGTGGAGCTGCGCAAATGATCGACACCATCGTCGGCATCACCCGCAAGACCCTTTACGAGACCCCATCCGAACTGCTGTATGAAACCGGCCCCGTCCACCAGAAGATCCCGGTGGTCCATTACGACCCGGCGACCGGCCGCATCGCCCAGGTCGCCCAGCTCGGACAGGTCGAGGCCGATTTCCTGAAAGTGCCGGGCTGCGCAGCGCTGCGCATGCCGGCCAACCCGCAGCGCGATTGGGTCAACATCACGCTGGCCGAGCCGGCGGTCGAACCACGGCCGACGCTGACCGGCTTCGATAGAACGACGATCGCCGCCGACGGTATGGAAAAGGCGAGCTTGAACGGTCTGCCGGTGCCCTGCGCCGTCACCATCGACGGCATCGTCCACACCGTCACCACCGGAGAGTTGGCGATCAGTGCCGCTTATCTCGGCGAATACCGGATCGAGATCGACCATTTCCCCTACTTCCCCTTCACCGAGACCGTGACATGCACCTGACCGTCAGGAAAACCCGTGAGCAGATCAAGGCGATGCGCCAAGCCGCCTATCTGAAAGCGTGGCCCGCCGCCCAGCAGCTGGAGGCCCAGATGGACCGGGTCAACGGCGACCCGACCAAATGGACCCGCATGCAGGCCGAGTTCGCCGCCATCCGCTCCGTTTACCCATGGCCCATTGAATAAGTCAGTTTTGACTGATATACCCATTCATCCCCTTCCGCGAGGTCAGCATCATGTCGCATCCTTGGTATCGCGCCGGCACCGTCGCCGTCGTCAATGGCTCCGACGCCGTGGTTGGCGACGGGACCCTGTGGACCAGCCAGACCCAGGCCGGCGACATCTTCACCGTCGACCGCGACCAGCTCTACATGGTGGTCCACGTCGCCGACAACACGCACCTGACGATCTGGCCGACCTACGCCGGCACGGACCACACGGCCGCTGCCTACGCGATCATCAACCAGTTCAACTCGACCACCCAGGGCGACCTCGCCAAGCGGTTGGCCGACCTGATCCGCCAGTGGCAGATCCGCGAGGACCAGTACGGCCGCTGGGTCGGCGGCGGCAGCACCGGCGGCAGCGGGGCGGACGGGACCGGGACCGGCGGCTATTACCCGCTGACCGACGCCAACGGCGTCGTCCGCTACGTGCGCTCCCCCCAGGCGCTGCTCGACTTCGTCGGCGACGGCGTGGTCCGGACGGCCGAGGAGATCGTCGCGCTGCTGACCGACGACGTCGACCGGGCGGAGGGCTACGCCGACACCGCCCAGGCCGCGCTGGACGGCATGACCGCGCTCGCCGAAACGACCCGGCAGAACATCGATGCCGCCGCCACGCTGGTCGTCACCGCCACCGCCCAGGCCAACCACGCGATCGCCGCCGCGTCCGACGCCGCCACCAGCGCCACGGGCATCGCGTCCGTGCTCGACAGCGTCACCGGCCTGAAGACCGAGGTCACCGTCCTGCGCGACACGACCCTGGTGGCCCAGGCCGACGTGACCGCCAAGCAGGCGCAGACCGCCGCGTCGCAGACCGCCGCCGCCGCCGCCCTGACCGCCGCCGAAACCGCGCGCGCCCTCGCCCGGGATTGGGCCGCGAAGACCGGCAGCCCGGTCGACGGGGTCGAGGTCTCGGCCAAGCAGCACGCGCTCAACGCCGCGCAGAGCGAGTCGGCGACGGCGCTTCTGCACGACGCCACCGAAGCCAAGCGGCAGGCGGTCTCCGCGCTGGCCGGCACCGTCGCCGGCTACGCCAACACGGTGACCCTGGCCCAGGGCGACGTCGCCGCCAAGCAGACGCAGGTCGCCGCCGCCGCCGCCACGGTGGCCAGCGACAAGGCGCTGGTGGCGATCGACCGCGGCGTCGTGGCCGAGGACCGCGCATCGGTCACGGCCGCCGCCGCCGCCGTCGCCGGCAACAAGACCGCCGTGGACGCCGCCAGGACCGCCGTGGACACCGTCAAAACGGCGGTGGACGCCGCGAAGTCCGCCGTGGAGACCGCCAGGACCGCCGCCGATCTGGCGCTGAGCGGCGCCCAACTGGCCCAAAGCAACGCCGCGTCCAGCGCCACCGAGGCCGCCCAGTCGGCAACCGCCGCCGCCGCCCAGGCCGGCATCGCCACGGAAAAAGCGACGGCGACCACCGCCGCGGCGACCAACGCCACCGAAAAGGCGGCCATCGCCACGACCGCCGCGGCCACGGCCGCCGCAGCCCAGGCCGAGGTCGCCGCCAACGCGGCGGCGGCGGCGGCGGCCGTCTCCACGGTGACGAACGCCGCAACCACCGCATCGACCGCCGCGACCACCGCCACTGACAAGGCGGCCATCGCCGCGAGCGCCGCCGCGACCGCCACGACCAAGGCGGCGAGCGCCGACAGCGCCTCGGTCAACAGCGCCAACAGCGCCCAGGCCGCCGCCGGCGCGGCGACCGACGCCATCAACGCCAAGACCGACACGGTCAACGCGCGCGACCTGACGGCGGGCTACCGCGACGCCGCCCTGACCCACATGAACAAGGCGCAGGGCTGGGCCGAGACCGCGCGCGGCACCGAGGTGGAGCCGGGTCTCTACTCGGCCAAGAACTACGCGCTGGAGGCCAAGGACCTGCGCGACCAGGCGGCGACCATCGTCGGCGGCAACAGCTTCGGGCTGATCGGCGACGGCACCTCCATGCGCATCACCGCCGCCGCCCCGGCCTCGATCGTCAACCTGGTCGGCGCCCAGGGCACCGGGCTCGACTACAACTCGGCCAGCCAGACCGTCACCTTCCGCACCGTCGCCACCGGCGTGCCGGTCACCCCGGCGGGCAATCTGACCGAAACGACGCTCCAGGCGACGCTCTACCAACTCGACACGCTCAAGGCCGACAAGGCGACGACCTACACCAGGACCGAGGTCGATACGGCGCTCAGCGGATTGTCGCCCAACGAGATACGGCAGAGTGGCGGCGCGGTCACCATCGACAGTCTGGGAGCCGTGGTCATCGCCCCAGCCGCCGGGCAGAGCGCCACCGTCAACGGCAGCCCGATCGTCACCGCCGCCGACGTGCCGTTGATCCCGGCCGGGCAAATCCTGGAGTTCGCCGGGACGACGCTGCCGCCCCGCGCGCTGTGGTGCGACGGCGCCTTGCACACGGTCGCTGCCTACCCGGAACTGTTCGCCGCGATCGGCTACGCCTACGGCGGCTCGGGCGAGGTCTTCGCCGTCCCCGATCTTCGCGGTCGCGTGCCGATGGGCGCCGGCCACGGCCCCGGTCTGACCGAGCGTCTGCTGGGGACCACCGGCGGCGTCGAAGGGACCACGCTGACCCCCGCTCAACTGGCGGCTCACAGCCACGGACTGACCAGCGTGCCGGTGACCGGCACGGTGACGGTGAAGCCCTTCACCGACGCCTTTACCGGCGGCGTCAACCTTCCCACCACTACCAACTACATCGCCGGGCGGGACTCGGCGGCCAGCGCCAACTTCTACCAGCCCACCCAGGGCACGCGCGTTGGTCCGTCCGACGCGACCGTCGACCTGCACGCCAGCGGCACCACCAGCGCCACCGCCGCGCCGACCGATCCGGTGCCGGTGGTTCAGCCCTTCCTGGCCGTCAACTACATCATCACCACCGGGGCGGGGATCGCCCACACCGGCAGCCCCGACGATCTGGCGGTGGTCGCGGTGTCGGGCAGCTACAACGACCTGGACAACAAGCCCGATCTGTCCGACGTGCTGCGCACCGGCGACATCGGCGGCAGCGACGGTCTGCTGCCGCTGGTCGATGGCAAGATCGCGGCCATGTATTTGCCGTCTTACGTTGACGATGTGATCGAGGTAGCAAGTTTTGCCGCGCTGCCGGTCGCGGGGGAAGGCGGCAAGATCTACGTCCTGCTCGACGGCGGTCCCGGCGGCAGCAAGCCGCAATACCGCTGGTCCGGCTCCGAGTACATCGCCATCGTGTCGTCGCCCGGCTCGACCGACGCCGTGCCCGAAGGCACGGCCAACCTCTATTTCACCGACGCCCGCGCCAGCGCCGCCGTGGCGTCGGCGTTGTCCGGCAAGCAGGCAAGCGACGCCACCTTGACCGCATTGAGCGGGCGCACCATCGGCTACAGCGCCGCCACCGACATTCCCGCCAAGAGCGACGTGGCGAGTGCCATCAATTCGGCGATCGCTGCGTCCAATCCGGCATGGAGCAGCATCGCCAGCAAGCCGACGACCATCGCCGGTTACGGGATCACGGACGCCTTGACCGCCAACGGCAATCACTCGGACCCTTCCGGCTTTGCGGCCGGGGGGGCCTCCAGCGTCCATTATGGCTGGAACGTCCGTTTGGACAATGGCGTGTGGAAGACGATCAACACCGGGGTGTCGGCCTACATGCGGCAGGACAACGATTCCGGCAAGATTGTCCTTGCTGTCGCTCCTTCGGCAACCGCCGGCTCGATCCCCTCGTTCACCAACGCCTACGACGTGACGTACTCGACCAAGGTGGTCGATTTCAAGGCGACGCCGACCGTTAACGGCAGCGCCATCTGGCACGCCGGCAACTTCACCCCTGCCTCCAAGCTCGACACCACCGCCACCGCGGCGGCTTCGACCAAGCTCTCCACCGCCCGGACCATCAACGGTGTTTCCTTCGACGGCAGCGCGAACATCAGCGTGCCCGCGTCTTCCACTCCTTTTACGGCTACAGGAAACATCGCCGCGACGAACGTGCAGGCCGCGCTTGTGGAGTTGGACTCGGAAAAGGCTTCCACCGCGGTGGCAACGGCTTCGGCAAACGGCTTGATGTCCTCTGCCGATAAGACGAAGCTGGACGGCCTGGGCTCCGGCAAAATGGAAGCGACGTATACCGCGGGAGCCGCCGTTGCGGCGAACACCTTTGTAACCCTTGATTCAAATGGAAACGTTGTTCCGATCACGGGTCGCATGACCAGCATCGTAAGTTCGATGGATATCTATGCGGGGAACGTGACCTTCTTGTGCCAGACCCAATACATGGACGCTACGCAGATTCTTATTGTTTACCATGAAACCGCCAGCAATAGGACTGTAGTTCAGGCTCTTGACATGAATTGGTCCGGAGGTTTTTCCAAAGGCGCTTCAGTTGTGTTGGATCCGGGAGGATTGATCTCGGATATCGACATCGCTTTTGACGGCACGACTTTTGTTGTGGCCTACCGTGACCGCACGACTGGCCAGGGTATTGCTGTCGCGGGGACCGTTTCGGGGACCACGATCACTCTCGGAACCCCCGCCGTCTTCCGGGCTTCCTCTGTGTTCTATGTCAATATCGAATTCGCACCCGACACCGTCCCCTTTGCGATTTGCTACAGCGACGTGGCGAATGGAAACAAAGGATATGTTGTTGCCCCGACGGTCTCTGGATTGACGCTTTCGTACGGAACCGCCGTGCAATTTTCCAACACAGCGGTGCGTCGACTGAAAATGATCGCGACCCCAGGGCAAATGGCGTATGTGATGGTCTATTGTGACCAAGGAAACTCAAACTACGGAACAATTACTGTCGTATCGGTTTCTCAGAGTGGTGTATTTTCTCCCAAAACACCTGTGGTTTTTGACAGTAGTGATTTTTCGTCTCGAACTGCCCTACTGACTTACACGGGAATCAATCCAACCCTTGTCCACATCTGTTACAACGGTTATGGGCTGGATGGGGACATAATTTATACCACAACAGTAAAAATTTCCACTGGATACCCAGTATCAATCTTTTCCACCACAAAATGCTTGACTAATACATCAATATCTAGTTATCCTACATTTATTACATGTGACAAGGCTAATTACCCAAGCCTATATTTGCTAACCTACTCTTCTATTGTTAGTGGAATGTGTTTACGTGAGATGAATTTTGATATCACCAACCACAGTTTTTCCCTTCGACCTATACAAAAGGTCCCCCTCTTCGCTAAAAGCTCTTCAGAGACTTTCAGCTTTTCCTTCCAACCGTACGTCAGAAAGTTGTTTTGTCTTTACCGGAACCAAAATACGAACTCTCTAGCCATTGCCTCTCTTCCTTCCAACCCTTCCACAGCCAATGCTTGGATTGGCCTGGCAAAATCTACCGCAAACGCAGGACAGTCTGTAACTGTTGTTCTCCCTGGAGGAATAGCAGATACAGGATACGGCTATATAGGGTTGGGAGGTAATACTTATATCGACGATACCGGAAATGTGGCCTACTACGGCTCTGGTGTGTGTGTTGGGGTTCCTCTGCAGTCCGGTACGCTTCTGCTTTCAAAGTAGAAGCAAAATAGGCCACATCCTCGTCACTCTGTTCTGCATTGCGGCGATGCTGGCCTGGATCGTGATGCGGGGGAGTGACACCCGGCTGAACGCACAGATCGCCCTGGCGCTGATCGGATTCGCCCACGCGATCATCCCGGTCTCTGCACCAGGCACCGTCCATGACGACAGGAACGAAGGAAGGGAGACGTAA